GGCATCGTGGGCCTTGGTTACGTGGGAACGGGGATGAAGAACCTGTTCAATCGGTGTGTGTCCGCCTTCTATGACCCATTCAAGGATCCCTACGTCGAGGTGTATGCCAAAGATGGCGTGAAAATGGTCGCCAAGAACTCGAAGGAGATGGTCAACGGGTGCGACATGGCCCTGGTTTGCGTCCCGACGCCCGATGAGGAGGGTGTTTGTGACATTTCCTACGTCGAGGAAGCGGTCTCTTGGCTCAAAGCGCCCCTCATCGTCGTCAAAAGCACCGTTCCACCCGGCACCACCGAGCGTTTGGCGGTCAAATACAGCAAAAACGTGGTGTTTTCGCCCGAATACCTCGGTGAAGGGGGCTATTTTGTCCCCTTTTGGCGTTATCCCGACCCTCACGACGCGCAAAAGCACTCGTTTTGCATCTTTGGAGGCCCCCGGAGCCTTACCAACCGAGCCGTGGACCTGTTTTCGCGGGTCATGGGACCTCATGTGACCTACATGCAGACCGATTCCATCACTGCCGAGTTCGTCAAGTACATGGAGAACGTCTGGATTGCCATGAAAGTCACTTGGGCGAACCAAATGTTCGACGCGGCCGAGGCGATGGGCGTGGACTACCGCGAGGCCAGGGAGTTGTGGGCCTTGGACGGCCGGGTGGACAAGATGCACACCTGCGTCTGGCCCGAGAAACGGGGTTTCGGGGGCAAGTGCATCCCGAAAGACCTCAATGGCTTCATCGCGGCGTGTAGAGAGAAGGGCTTTGTCCCCGAACTGCTGGAGAAAGTAAGGGAGGTCAATGGAAGATACCAGGTGTGAGTATTGCGGCGGCGCTCATGTCTACACCCAATGCCCCCAGATCATGCGTTTTGAGTACGCGCCGTTCAACGCGGGCAACGGGTTCCAGAACGTCCTCGTCTCGGTCACGAAGCGCCCGATGGCGGAGATATTGCTGTTTCAGTACATGAACCTGCTGGATGAGGAGAAGCAGAAGGAGGTGCTGGAGAAATGCCTGATCCCGAGGATGTTAGGATAGAGTACATCCGGGGCGCCGGGACCGTGCCATATCAGGATTTCAGCACGCCTTTCCTGGAGGCCGAGCAGGACCGGAACCCTGAACTGCGAATCCTGTACGTGCCCTCGTCAATGGTCGCTGTCGAGCCGATATGCTGGTATCGGTATGGCAAGTTGGTGTTCTACGGCACCTTTGATGCCTTGAGCAAGGTCAACCTGAAAGCATACGTGATGTCGAGGTAGTCGTGATTCTGCGAACCCAATACCAGCGGGCGTTCTGGGAACAGATAGGCGAGTCCCCTACCCCCCGGCAGCAGTACATACATGAGCTGGGAGGCAGATTCGTCATCATCGGCGGTGGGGAGCGTGGCGGCAAATCCCGCACCTTGGCTCGCCACTTGTTCTGTCATTGCCTGTTTGATGACCTGTTCTGGATTGTGGGACCGGATTACGAGCAGTGCCACTCCGAGTTTCAGTACGTGGTGGACTGGTTGGGCAAGCTGGATGCCATCGAGCGCCGCGACCTGCACCAACCGAAGAAAGGCTCCTGGGACGTGACGGTGGACTGGACCCGGGTGCCAGGGTTCGCGGAGAAGAAAGCCACCCATCCGCTGTATCGGCACATGGTGGAAAAGACCCTCATCGAGACCAAAACCGCGTCGGAAGTGCTGGCCCTGGCTGCGAAGGCTCCGGGAGGGGTGCTGGTGGTGGAGCCGGGGCAGATCGACGACTATAACGTGATATTGCGTCTGCGTGGTCGCGTCGGTGAGAAGCGTGGCTGGCTGTGGATGGGTGGCACCTTTGAGGGCGTGAGCGACTGGTACAAGGATCTGTGGGAGGAATGGCAGGGACCGAACGCCTGGAACGGCCAGTCGTTTGACCTGCCCTCTTGGAGCAACACCGAGATATTCCCCCTGGGCCGCGACGATCCCGAGATCAAGAAGCTGGAGGAGGTGTATCCGGCAGACCTGTTCATGGAGCGGTTCGGGGGCCGGCCCTACAAGTCTGATTCCGTGATCTTCAAGGAGTTTGAGCGGTCTCGTCATGTCCGGGACGACATCTACTGGAACCCGGAACTGCCCGTGGAGATCGCGGTAGACCCCGGGTTCAATTCAAGCTACGCTGTGGCCGCCATCCAGATCAAGCCCAACGAGAACGGGGAGGATTCCGTTTTCGTGATCGACACCCTGTACGTCAGCAAGCAGACAGGGTACGAAGTGGTGAGTGCCTTTCAGAAGCGCCCCTGGGCCGACAAGGTGAGAACAGGCGTCATTGACATCGCCGGAACCCAGCGGCAGGCCAACAAGAGCCAGCAAGAGATTTGGGCTGAGGCGGGCGTGTCGCTGGATGCGGCCTACGTGTTCATCGAGGACGGCATTACCCGACACCGCAACTTTCTCAAGCAAGGGAGGCTGTTCTATTCGATCAACTGCCAGGGCCTAGAGGAGTATCGCAAGTGGGAGCGGGACAAGCGCACCCAGCGTCCCAAGCGCGAGTTCTGCGACCTGATGAAAGCGATCAGCTACTATCTGGTGTCTCGATTCGGCATGGTGGAGAACAATGGGCCAAGGCCAAAATACAAGTCCCCGTTCTCTTTCTGACCCGTGGGAGGGGGCAACGGAGCCGCCCGTCTCAAGCAAGTGGCGCTCCTTTATCGGGCGCCTCAAGCCCCTGTGCGCCAGACGTTTCCAAATGGTACTGCTCTATCTGGACCAAGATGGCGAACCCGTACACTTTCGGGTGATCGGAAAGCGTGAGGAAACATGACGGTGATTGACTTATGGCAAGCCGTGTGGTAAAATAGGGCCACAAGCAAGTAACGTAGCGGCACCCGCGAAAGAGGCACCCCTGCGACGAATTGGGGTGCCTCTTGCTATTAGAGCTGACCAACGAGAAAGAAATAGTCGTAGCGGTGCAGACCGCTTGGCGCGACATGAAGAACAGGTACTCGGAGCGCAACAGGGCCTACGAGGCCAACGAGGACCTGTATTTCATGCGACATTGGGGCAAGGAGGGGCCGGAGGTTCCGGGCGAGGAGCGCGTGACCCTGGCGACCCATACCAATGTCATTGATCTGTCTCAGGGCATCCTCTCCGCCCAGGATTTCCGCATCACAGCTTTCCCCAAGCAAGACATTCATCCCCTACAGGCAGCGGCCTCGGACGTGGAAAGGTTCTGTTACGGCATTATCTACGTGAACGAGGAGCGGCAAGAGGGCAATCTGCGCCAGGACGTGAGCCACAACCAGCTATTGTACGGCGCCGCCGTGGTGAGGTCCATTTGGGATATGGATCTGGCTGGACAGGAACAGGCAGACGAGGCGGGCAATCCGGCCGGCTGGGAAGACTTGCCCCTGGTAGTGCAGAGCATCAATCCCAAGTATGTATATCCCATGCCCGGTGGCAAGCGCGGCCCGTGGCAGTATGTCATCTATGCGTGTCGGCGTTCCGTCTCGGAGATCGAGTCGGAATGGGGTCCCATCATGGCCTCTCCCTACACGACGATGAACCTGCGGTCCAAGCAGCGCAAAGAGATCGATTACGTCGACTACTGGGGCTGGGAAAACACTGACCAAGGCTCTCAGGTTGTGAACTGTGTCATAGCAGGCGACGTTTTGCTGAAACCTCCGACAGTCGAAAACGGTTACAAGGACCTTCCCTACACCATCATTCCTTGCAAAAAGACCTCATCGACGAAAGGCGATGAGCAGAACCTTTCCATGCTGTATCCGATCAAGGACACGGTTCACAACCTGGAGCAAACCTTGACCAAGCAGAACCGTGCCATCAAGATGTGGGCCTACGCGCCGCCTGTCTACGAGGGGCCTCCCGGCAACGCTCCCCAGATCGACACCACTCTGGGCGAAGTGATTACGCTCAACCCTGGCTCCAAGTTCGGCTTTATGGGTTGGCAGGGCAACGCCCCGGACATCTCTATGCAGGTGAACATCTTCAAGCAAGAGGTACAGGAAGGCAGTTTCCCCGCCGTCTCCTATGGGCAAGGCCCTGGTTCCATGTCAGGCTACGCCCTCACCACCCTGTCCGAGGGTGGGCGCATCAGATTGCAGATGCCCAAGCGGGCGCAGGAGTTGGGCTGGCAGATCGTGTTCAGGAAATGCCTTTCCCTGGCCCAGCACTTTTCGCCCAACACTCCCCTGACGGTTCACGGCGACTACAAGGGCCAGCCGTTTGCTTGCTCTCTCCCCGGCCTCGCCACCAAGGACATGCGGATCGTGGTCTCCATCTCCACGCGGATGCCCCAAGACAAGGCGCGTGACGAGGCGATGGGATCGCAACTCAAGGCCCAGGGTGTTCTGTCCGATCGCACCCTGCTCGAACAGTATTTCCAGGTGGACGACCCGGACAAAGAGATCGAACGCAAGATGTACGAGAAGGTGCTACAGCACCCGTTCTTCCAGCTTCTGCGGATGTCCCAGGTAGCCATCCAGAACGGCGTGCCGCCACAACTGGTGGCGCAAACCCTTGGTCCGATCATGGCGCAAAGCATGGCGCAGACCGGACAACCCGGGGGGACCATGACCGCCCAGGGCGACGTGGTGAACCAGAAGGGGCCAGGGATGCCGGAGCCTGGGCAGCCCCAAGGTGGGCCTCCGCCGGCCAGACCGAGGGTGGCGCCCAGCACGATCCCCGGGGCGCAGATGGGCCAGATGACCAGTCAAGAGATGGGCATGTCGCCTAATGTCGGAAACATCACGGAGCAGAACAGATGACCAATGAAGAAGTAGCTGCGTGGCTGGGCGCTTTCTACCGAGAGCATGGCTTCTATCCCAACGAGGACCCGAACCTGCTGGACAAGGGCTTTTCGCCGGAACAGTCGATGCAGGAACACCTCTACGCGATGCAATGGGGCATGGAGCAGCCCACGCCCCCAACCCAAGAGGACTATTCCCGAAACTATAGGCGGCGCTATGAGCCGTGGAGCCTGCGAACCAACGCGCCCACTCCCGAGACGGCAGAGCCGTATCGGTACGAGGGCGGCTATTACCGGGCGCCAGCCAGACGTACATCTCGATTCCTACAGGATTATCTGAGCAGCTTCTACAGGAGGTAACGATGGCAAGGACCGTTCCTATCTGGAGCGATGCCTATAAGAATTGGCAAGGCGCTCCCTGGGGAAACTGGCAAGAATGGGCGCCGTGGTATACCCCGCTCTCTGGCCGAATCCAGGTCGAGGAGGCGGG